GTAGTGTTAAATCTAATAACACCATCCTTAGTAATAGCAGGGCCTGGTCTAGATGCTGTATCACCAGCAGGAACTGCGAAACCAGATAATGCATCTACACCTGCAATTCTTCCTTGCTCTGGTTTAAGAGTAATATCCTTAGCATTGAAAGAAGTTATTGTAGCATCATCACCAGTAATCTTAAGATTATCACCAGCTCTAATATCATCAGATTTTAAATAACCACCAGTAGCAACTGTTAAGTTACCAGTAGCACTCTCAATCTGTAATTTAGGAACAAATGGATCACCAGATCCAACTTTAAAGAATTGAGTTGTTACTTCAACGTCCTTATCTGCATCAGTCTGAATACCTAATTTTGTACCAGTAACAGCACCAACAGTAGCAGGAGCTTTTAATAATGGAGTTTCTAATGATGCACTAGCAATAGCAATAGTAGAAGTTAAATTAGGAATAGTAGCATTACCAATTTCACCATCATTTGAAATAATATTTTTAACAGTGAATGATCCATCAAGAACTTCACCTTTAATAATTTCTTCTATAACAACATCATTAACAAGTAACTGGAATCCAGTACCAAATGTCTTAGGGTTGTTTTGATTAATGGTAATTTCTGATTCCTGACCATCTTCACCACCTTCATTAGTATGGTCAATATTATCAGTAGCACAATAGTAATAAAGTGTTGGAGTATCTTCAGTTACTTTAATACTTAAGGATTCAGATCCAGCAGCACTAACTCTCGTTACACCATCAGTATACTCAGCACCATAAACATTAAATAAAACTGCACCACCAACTGTAGGTAATTTGTCAATAGTAAATTGAGTTGCACTATCAACACTTACAATCTTTGTATCAGCAGCAAATGTACCTGCTCCAACATCAGCAAGATCTTTCTCTACAACAAATCCTGCTTTATATCCAGTTGTAGAACCAACTGTAATTTGAGTTGCTGTTGATGCTAATGTTGCTGTCTGACCTTCTTGTCTATCCCATCTTCCATCAGGAAATGAACTTAAAGCGAATGTATGACCACCAAGTGTAGCACTGTTTAGATTAAAACTATATTCATTACCAACAAATAATTGTAATGCTGGAACAAATTGATCAACACCACTTCCAGTATCAATAGTAAATCTGAAGTCATCTGCAACAGTCTGTGCTGTATATGGAACAGTACCAGCAGCATCATTAACAAAATATCCACCAGAACTAAAACCAAAGTAGTCAATAACCATATAAGTTATCCATCCACCAGCTGCTACAATCTTACGAACAGCAGAACCAGTACCAGCAGAAGATACACTACTAACTGTTAATGTAATATTATCAGCAGGAGCAGTACCACCAACTAAATCACCAGCAATAGTTACTACTTCTGTATCTGCATAAAATATTCCTGCATTGTCAGTTGTTACAGTTGCTGAAAGAACAGCACCATTAAGATCACGAAAAACATCAAACTTAGCACCAGTTCCACTTCCAGAAGATGTTGAAGCAACACCAAGATAATTTTGATTGTTTGCTGAAGCTACAGTAGTACTTGTAGTAAGACTAGCAGCAATAATTCCACCACCAGGATCTCTTACTAAATCTCCAACTGAGAATGCAGTATCAGGAACTGTATTGGATGTTGGTGTTACTTGTTCAATTTCAATGTTCTTAACAACGTATTCAATTGGTTGAACAAGATCACGAGGATTAACTGCTAGAATGTCATTCTTAGTATATCCATTACCACCATCAGCAACAGCAACCTCAGTAACAACACCTAGTTGATTAATAGTAAAGTTGAAATTTTGTCCGTTACCATAAGAAGGAATAAAGTTAGCAACAAGAGCACCAACAGTATCAGGTGCTACAGATAGTTCTACAGTAGTAGCATCAACAATACTAGTAATGGTAGTACCAGCAGCAAATGCACCAGTACCACTTACCTTACTAACTTCCATTCCGTCTCCAATGAGACTAGAATCTGGAACAGTTAAGTAAGTTGGATTCTGGTTAGTAATACTAATATCAGCATCACCTGGAGTTGGTGCTCCAGCTGATAATGTTATCTGAGTAGCATTATCAACAGATGCAACAGTTGTATTAGCAGCTAACTGACCAGTATTATTAATGTTGGCAATAATATCAACAGTGTCACCAACTAGAATACCTGTTGTATCATTAAGTGTAATTTGTGGGTTTGAAGCTTGAACTGACTGAACAGCAATAGTTAAATCTTCGTTTGGAGTAGCACCACCAAGTAAATTACCTGCAATAACTAACTGGTCTGAAGGAAGATATCCTGTACCAGCGTTATTAACAGTAATAGAATCATATGATGCGTTACCACCAGCATATACAACATTAACATCACAATTAAATCCTGCACCAGCACCTCCAGTAGGAGTTATATTACTAAATGTTGCGTTAGCAGTACCAGCAGCAATACCAGTTAAGTTATAAGTGACAATTGCACCAGTAGAAACAAATGTAGTACCTGGTCCAGTGAATTCTAATACACCTCGTGCAAATGTAGCAACGTTTGTAGTACCACCAGGTAATGTTAGTACATCATTAAGAGCATATCCTGAACCATAATCGGAATAATCATCAATAGCAAGAATAGCACCAAAGTTACCACCAAGAGTATATTGGAATCCAGAACCTTCTACACCAGCACCAACGTCACCAGCAGATTGAAGATCTGATGCAGCAACACTAACTACGTCACCAGATGTATATGCTCCATCACCAGAATTAGTAACAGAAACATCACTAATAGTTCCACCAACTGCTGTTATCTCTGTACTAAATCCATTACCAGTAGTATGATCAGTTAATGTAACTGCACCACCCATTCCTGCATGTTGCCCACAGTTAAGGTATAAGTTATTAGTTGCAGGAGCAGCAGGTACAACAAAAGTAACAATCCTAGTTGTATAAGTTGTATAATTAGCAAGCCAATCTGTTGGACTAACATCAACTCCATCACCAGTATATGTTACACCATCACCAGTACCTATGATACTTGAATTATCATCCTGTGTTGTACCAAAGAATAATGGATGAGTAGCAGCAGTAGTATCATTTAAATTGAATACGTATGTTTTCCCTTTGAAAAGTGAAAAAGCACCAGCAGTCTTACCATCAAAGAAATATAAACCACTAGCAGCTTTAACTACAAATGTCTGTGTACCAGCAAGAGGAAGAGTTCCAGTAAGTGAATCTCCTATTGCATAACCAGCACCTGCTGATACAACTTCACTACCTCCAGCAGCACCAAATTCTTGAACGTTACCACCACTAACAGTAATATTAGCAAGGAAATTTGTTCCATTTCCTCCTGTTAATGGAATACTCTTATAAATTCCATCGGGATAACTTTGTCCACCTGTAGTTGTAAAAGTCCATGCACCAACTGTGATGTCTGCTTGAAGTCCAGTACCAGTACCACCAGTTAGATCAATACCTGAATAAGCACCTGTTGTATAGTTAATACCACCATTAGTTAAAGCACCACCAATTTCATCAACGGTAAAATCAATAGTAGCACCAGAACCAGATCCACCACCTACAGGAATAGTTAGATATGTACCTGGAGTATATCCAGTACCATTATTTGTAATAGTTCCAATAAATCCCGCAACTGTCATAGACAGAGTAGCACCGTCACCAGTACCACCCAATGTTGCTACATTAGGATATTGTCCACCATCATAATTCTGACCAGCAGTTTGGATAGAAATGTATAATGAATTCAGACTGTTTTTCTCAACAACGAAGTCCCTATAATATTTCGTTGATAACTCAGATAATGTTGCTAATTTCTTACTATTACTAACAAATCCAAACAAACCATTAGCTTGTTTGTACATTCCCAAATCTGGGTCGTTAGTAAAAGCTAGACTTGGTTCTGAGACAGTACCATCACCTAGTTTTATATTACCTGCCTGTAGATCACTTCCTCCAGAAGTAACATTAAACAGTTGACTCGCTATGTCATTAACCTTCGTCCTCTGTTGTTCGAGGGTGTCGGTTCTTGCTACACTAATTGCTGGCATGTCTTATTTCTTTCAGTAGGGACTTAATCTCAAAGAGTTCATTCTTCAACATATTTATGTCCTCTAATGCGGAACTAAGATGCTTAGACTTCCTTCGTGCTTCTATTGCAGAATCATCATTATTGATGATAGCACCTGTGTTTACGTCTCTTACAAGACCATCATGTCCTTCAACCTTCAAATAGTCCATACGCGGAGATTAGAAAGATGCTACTGCTCTAATGTCTTGAATCTTAGGAACATATGATGGATCAACTGATTTCATGACAATTTTAACAGCAAATGATGAGAATTCTGGAAGATCAGATGCACTATACTTCAATTCCTGATATGAAGATTGCTTCTCAACAGTACTTGAAATACTATTTTCACTAGTAGCAATTTCTAACGTGTCTGGTTCACCAGAAACATTAAAGTATGTCCAATCAATATCCTCAAAGTTTTCTTGACTAGATGCTTTCTTAAATCTATATAAGACTTCTAAGTTTGCAATGTCCTTAACATTAGCGGTTAAGCGAACATCAACAGCAGTTGCTGGATTATTAATAGCAACTTCCTTAGTTACATACTTAGCAATAGATGAACTATTCTTAGATGTATTTTCAGATACAAATTCTACACCATTAGAATAAGATACTTTACCAACCTCTAAGAAATATGCCTCATCATCTGGTTGATTTGGATATGTTAGAATATCACCAACGCGGAAAATATCAGAAAGTTGATCATTTGTCACTGCATTTCTATTAAATAATACATTTGTACTAACACCACCAGTGAAATCATCATTGATTGGTTGTACGTCATTCCTAGCAGTTAACTCTTGTGTTTCTTTATTCCATATAACTGACTTACCTTCAATCTTATTTGTATAAGTCTCTAAGATAACAGATGGATTTCTAGCAGTTATAGTAGAAGCATCTGCAATATCTCTTAATACTTGAGAAGGATTAGAATCAATAGTAACTGATGTTAATGAAGTTTGATTAACAAGTGTAACTGTCTCTCCTTTTTTGAAGAATTGACTTGTCTTAACTCTAACCCAAACACTTGTGCCATCTACCTTAGCAATAGTACCAGTTGCTTTTGTAGTTTGACCTTGAATTGTTTGTCCAGATTCAATTGCTGTTCCACCATTTCCACCAAGTGCAAATGTATAGATTGGATAGAATTCAACAATTTGATTTCTTCTTCCAAATCTATCTTCCTGACCATGACTATTTTCAATTCTATTAGTTGTTGCAATAACAGAAGCATTAGAAAGATCAATAACTGGACTCAAATGAGACACAGTAGATGAAAGAACCATCTTATAAGTTAGAGATCTAGAAATATTATTCATAGTCTCATTAATTTCTGAGGCAACAAACTTTTGATTAGTGAAGTAATGTGCTTCATTCAAGAATGTTCTCTCAAAATCACCTTGTGAATAAGAAGTATAATTTGTTGTAGATGAATCAACAGGTACAACATTAGTTGTTTTAACAGAAGATTCTAATTTAGTTCCTGTAATAGTTAAATAATCAATTCTTGGATATAGAGTTTCAAACTTTCTATTATGAGTAGCATAAACACTATCTCCACCACCAATAGCATTACCTGTTGCTTGTGATAATGGTCTTATAGTATAAGTATCAACTCCACCATTATCAACTTCAAATAGAGTAGAATTTAAAGTATTTGCTGTAATACCAGATGTTTCTTTAGCACTCCTATAGAATACATATGATTTTCCTGTATCTTCAAATCCATTATCTCTATGATTAACTCTAATAACACTATTATTGTTAGCAAACAACTTAGCAGAAGCATTTGTACTTGAACTAGCATTAGTTTCAAATGGATTACTCTCAAGAAGTTCGTATCCTAAACTATCATTCTTAAGAAGTAACTCAGCAGTACGTTGAATATTAAATTCTGCACGATGAAGTGTAAACTTAAGATCTTCAAATATATCTTCAGTCCAGTTATCTACATTTTGTGATCGGTAAACCGAACCTAGTGAAGGTTGGGTTGTAATAATTGTACTAGTTGATATGTCGGTTTCCCCTAAACGAGATGCCCACATTTCATAATCTACTGAATCAGTCTCTACTTGAAGAGCATACTCGGTATCATTTTGTAGATAAACAGGATAATCAAATCCAAAGTTTGTTGCAGTAGTAGATTGTGTAACACCTGTTATATCAGTTGATACACCCATTCTAACTGCTGGAGAATCAATCTCAATAGATGTTTCTATTTCACATCCACCTGCACCATTACCAACACCTTTAACAACTACTGAAGGTGGTTCTGTGTATCCAAAACCATTCAATGATACCTCAGTGTTATAAACTTTACCGTTAGAAACTTCTACACTAGCAGTTGCAACTGAACCACCTGGAAGTTGAGGACTTTCAATAGTTAATATAGCACTATCATAATTAAGTCCTGGATTAGTTACTCTAAGACCAGAGACTTTACCACTATCTTTGGCAATAGTTAGTTTAAGTGTAGTTCCTTCAGTAGCATTTGCTAATGTAACAGATGGGATAGTTAAATCTTCATTCTGATAGAAAGAACGTCCATTGTGATTACCAAGAACAATAGTATATACCTGTTCATTTGTTAATGAAAATGTACCAGCAGCAGAAGCAATTAAATCAACACCATTCTTATCAACAACTTTAAGTATAGGACCACTAGCAGCAGAACTTACACCAGTTACATTCTCACCTTTAGTTACATTAACGTTACCATTAGTATAACACTTAAGGAATGTATTAGGTGTTAAGGTTTTTTCTGATCCAGGAATAACATTCTTACCTGGTTTATCACTATCGACATTAGTTAGATAAACTTTAACAGGAATATTATCACTCTTCTTATTGAAATATAGATCAAGTCCAGTTACAAATACACCACCCTCATAATTCTCTACCTTAAATGTCTGAGCAAGAGGATTAGGTCTTATTGGATTATCTGTATTACTATCAATTAATTGAACACCTTCATTTGCCTTGAAGTATGCAGGTCTAGTAGAAACAATTCCAGAAGGATTTTCTGGAAGAGCACCAGCAGCATAATACTTAACTTCTGCATATGTATCAACAGTTGACTTATCAGCATCAGTAGAACTAGATGTGAATCTAATAGTTTTAGTTCCAGTAGTAATTCTTACTTCTTCTGCTGTTGTATCATAATCTACAGTATCAATATCTCCACTCCATATTGCATTTTCTCTTGGAGGAGCACCAGCAGGAAGTAATATCATTCCACTAGCATTACCATATTCATCAGTAGTAACTGTTCCATTAAATGCGGATGGTGAGTTACCAGCAATACCAGTAAATCTAAGGTCAGGGTTAACCCAACGATTAATATTTCTACCTTCCATGAAAATAGAAATATTGGTATTTGGTTTCAACCTTCTGACAATAAATTTAATAACTCTACTTCTAGCAAATAATTGAAGTGCAGTAGATATATTCTTTTCTCCAACTTTAGTAGTTTGTAATCCTTTACCTACCTCATTATTTTGAGGACTTACATTAGAAGAACTAGAAACAGATGCTAATTCAACAGCAGACTTAGCTTCCTGTGAATTAACTTTTCCTAATGAATTAATAGAAGTAAATGATGGTGAAGCACCTACCCAGTTCACAATAAATGAATTATGTAAACTAGAGAAACTCTCACTTACACTATCCTTAGCAATGAAGATAGTAAACAGATTAGTATTTGTATCTACAATTAGAGGTTCTACACTTTGATCATACCAACTATCAACACTAGGTGATATATCTCCATCTCCAACATATTGAAGAACAACAAATGGATTTGGATTTAATGTCTTAGATGCAAAGTCATTACCAAGTAATTCTAATTCTGAATATGGAAGAGTGATAATATCACCAGACTTCTTATATCCTGAAACAGATCTTTGATCTTCTCTTGTATTAATTTCTTTAAGAGAAATAGAATCTTCTTTAGATTGTGGACGTAATACTGATTGTTGACTATTAACAGCACATGTATAATCTAATGAAGTTAAGTTACCTACACTATGTGCTTCAAAGTTATCAACAAAGAATCCACTCTTAAAGCGATCCATACCAATCTCATCCTTGACCTGCATGTTTAATGCTTGCTGCTCAAGAATACTTAATGTTGTGTAATATTCTAATCTCTCAATTCTCTTCTCCAACTTACCAATGTCACGCATTGTGTAACGACGGTTATCAACTGGAGTGATTCTTACATCCTTACTAGTTGTTGTGTACGCAGGAATATAAACATAAAATAGTGGTACAGCATCATCTACTGGATCTGGTTTTGATGGGTTGAGAGAAGAGTTTCCTTCTTTTACTAGGAATTCTCCCTTTTTGTTAAGGAAGACACCATCAATGCGATCTAAGTACTGAATCTGACTGAATGAGAATGTATATTCTAAGTTAACATCAGGAGCAGGAGTAGATGCAATAACAGATCCTGCACCAGCAAATGAACCTGCTGTATTTTCTAATGAAGAAATATCTTGGAAACCAGGAACAATGGCAGCAGTATCAACTTTTGGTCTAAAGTCAATAACATTCTTAAGTTCTACAATACCATGAACAGAAGAGTTAAAACTTGGAATCTCATCTTCTGGTAATCCTGCTTCATGTAAGTAACTATCAATAGTACAGAAATCACCTTGTGATTGCTCGAAGTAATCAAAAGCAATTACTAATTGTCCTGTTGTCTGTTCATATCCTGGTTTGAGGACGACTCTAGAAACATCATAAACTGTGTCTCTCTGTCCATCATCAAAAGTGAATCTGTTAGTAACATCAGTACCACTAACAAGATTACCCGCAGTATCAACTTCTGGTGGTTGTGTTGATGTTCCTTCATAAACATATCTTAGTTTATATGCATCAGAGTAAGATAGTATTTCTACAACCTCACTATCATAATCAGTTCCTCTAAATGGAATCACACGATCTCCAGAAGAAGTAACAGTAATTCTCTTATTCTTAATTGCTGTCTTAAGTCTTGGTTTAGCATTAGTAACTTCAAGAGTAGCAGTCAATTTAAGTGTTGGATATGTTCCATTTCCAGGAATAGTTCCAAAATAAGTATTTGGAAGATCAAGACTTAAACTTCCACTAGTAAGTCCACTAGCAGTATCAGTAGCAGCAGAAATTTCCACTGCATCAGCAGGAATATAAACGATATCACCTTTAACTATATCTGGAGCATCACCTGGATCAAGAACAGTAACAAGGAAATTACTCTCACTATATGCAGCAAAACGTTGTGTACCAAATGGAAGTTGTGCAGCATAAGTTATAGTTGAACCACCAGATGCTGAACTTACAAAATCTCTACGGAAATAGTATTTAATCTTACTATCTTCATTACCAGCAGAAATCTGTTCTACTTGCTTACTTCCTGTTGGAAATATTAATGTTCCTTGGTTGGCATTGCTAACCTTTGGACGCAATCTTACAATACTAGTATTAGTTACATCACTAGGTAGTGCAGTATCAAGATATACACGAGTCTTAGCAGATCCTATTTGTTTAGTTGCATATTCAACTACAGAACGAACAACCTTATTATTTGCATCAGAAAATTGAACTACATCTCCTTGTTGTAATAATGGTGCTGCATCAGCACTGAAACTAGTAGATTCAATATAACTTAAACCTTGTGTTCCAAAGAAAGTAAAGTCAGTTACAGCTTTAATTTCAGAATATGTCTGACTATCAACTACACAATCTGCATAGAATGTATTAGAATTACCAGATCCATATTTACATCCTAATGATTTAACATTTTGTGGAGTATATGTAGTTACTGTATTTCTATACAATACAGCAAGAACAGATGCACCAGAACTACCAGATCCATTTATTGATACTACTGGTGGTTGAGCATACTCAGTAGTAACAGCATTTTTATTAACGATCTCTACAGAATAGATTGATCCATCATTAAGTCTGTTAGGTATAATCTTAGCAGCATCATAATCAACACCATTTACAAGAACAGTTGATGTATCAGGATAACCAAGACCACGATTGAGAACCTTGAAATGAGAAATAGTATTCTCTCTAGCAATTCTTACTGTTGCACCACCTTCATCTCTAAGTGTTTCACCTGGAAGGAATCTACCAGATAGTGTATTAACAAAAAGTAGTACACCTGTACTATAAACACCAGAAGGTTCACCTTCTACAACACCATAAGCACCACTAGTCAAACCAGTGACATACTTACCTCTAGTAAAGGAATTTAATACTGTTGGTGCTCCTTCTAATACAATCTTAGTGTAAAACTCAGGATCAAAATATGATAAACCAAAGGTTGCGTTATATGCAGCAGTACCTTCAGAAAGACGACCCTTAGAAAGAATAATATCTGAATCTGAATTGAAACCTGACCCTCTTTCTTGTAAGAAGAAGTTACTTGGTTTTACTTTACCAATTAAAGGAGTAATAGTTTCACTATAATCTTTAATTACACCAAATTCACTAGTATCATTTTTAGCATCTTGTGTATTAAGGAATAATTTTCTCTGTTTTGAAGAATCACCATTATCATATTCTTTTAATAAAAGTTCTAATTCATCTTTTGGTCCACTAACAGTTAGTTCTAAGAATTGAACTGCTGCTGATGCATTAATAGCAGGTTTATTAATGGTAGCATATGACAATGATTTAATTGTACCAACATCTAATTCTGCACCACCTCTAGATTTAATATAGTACAAATTGCCAATAGAACTTTCAAATGTTCCATCAGTAATAGAAACTAAAGTTGTTGAAGGATGAACTACATCAATAGTAATAGTTTTAATAGCATCATTAGAATCAAATATTTGAGATGATGATGCTCTCTTACTTAAAGTTTGTCTATGATCTGTTGCTAATTCTGTATTGTTTAATCCAATAGATCCATCATTAAATGTAGAATAAACAAATACATCAGGATATGCAGTAAGTTGTGATCCTTCTTTGTTTAAAGGAACACTACCAAATGTATTAGTAATGCTAAACGTTGGAAGACCTTTAGTTTTTAAAACTACATTATCACTAGAAAGACTTTCTCTTGCTTTCTGAATATCTAAGTACTTGGTTTCCTTATTAACAATCTCATATCCCTTGATATATGCTTTACCTGGTCCAATACTAGCAACCATCTTTCTAGATGCATCACCAGCAGATACTCCATTATAGAGTCCAAATTCATCAACAGAATATAATCCTTGATTATTATTCTTCTGTGCATACTCTCTAACATCAATAGAGAAATCATTTACAACATAATCTCCACTCTCATCAAATGTCCTTCTTGCAAGAGTATTCTCAAGAAGATTATAATCTGTTGGAGATACTTTCTTTTGTACAACTCCTCTAGAAACTGTAAGAAGTTGAATAAAATTCTTATCTGTAATTGCACCAAGTGCAAATTCTTTTAATGTAAGAGATATCTTTAATCTATGAGCACCAGGTGCAGTAGAGTTAGAAGATCCAATAGCGTTATCATATAATGATGTATCTTCTTCTGGAGTTACTATATCTTCTACAATAGTAAATCCAACCTTAGCAGATGGTTTGTCGTAATATTCATCTATAACAAGAAGACCTGCATCATTACGAACAAAATAACCATTAATAAAGTAAATACCTTCTTCTACTTTAACAGCAGAACCATATCCCATTGCAGGACTTTCAAGTGAAGTAACTTCGTTAGTATCAGGATTAGTTACTTGAATACTCGTAGGAAGTACACTACCATCTGTACCAACCACGAGTAAAGGAGTATTGACACCATTAACAACTTCTAGAGTCTCACCCTGTCTAAAAGTAGTCTCAGTATTAGAATTACCACTGTTAAGATAATTAACAAACAACGTATCAGCAGAAGACTCAGTTGCTAATTTCGTTGTCAGTATAGTACCAATAACACCAGAAGTAAGACCTTTCACTTGCTGACCAACTAGCTGTGAAATGTCGTATTTTTTATATACAATATCATTACCATCGTTAACTGCTACCTCTGAAACAGATGATAGTTTAACGTAATCTAATTTCGTATTTAATCCTACTTCACCAGGTATGACAAGTTCACCTTGTTTAAAGGCATACTTACCAAAACTTTCTACTTGGTTCTGTAGAATAGATTGTATCTGTGTTAATTCTCTTCCTTGTATAGAGTATCCAGGACGGAACAGAATCTTATAAAAATTCTTTGTTGCGTCAAAATCCTCATAATAAGGAGATATATTTAAATTGGTCTTCTGTGGCATGGTAATATCGCCAGTACTACATTCTTATCAGTAGTATTTAGACGACTTTACCAAGATCAGAACTCAATTACTAGTTTAATGTCTTCGATTTGGTCAGGAGCACGAGTAATTAGTCTTCTATTCTCGATATAGATTACATCACCTGAATCGTTCTCAATCTCAGGATTAGCAAGACCACTGGAGAATGTAGAACCTAATAGAGAGTTACTATAACCAGTATCAACGTTACCAGAAGAAGCAGATGCAGCACCGCTAACAGCGTTAGAACCGTTACTCTCAAATGCTCTTACAACACCACCATCTGTATGTGCGTCATTAGTTTGGATGTACTTAAGAACACCAGCAGTTGTTGAACCACTATCAAGTGTCCAAGAAACGCATGTTCCTTTTGCAGTACCACCTGTTACAGTCTGACTGATTTGTTCATCAGGAATAAAGTCAGCAGATGCACCAGTAACTTTAACTGCTTTCAATCCACTAAGAGTATCATTTGTTGCAAATGTTGTTGTTCCATAATCGAATGGATCTTTGATGATACCAATACGACGGAAATCGTTGTCTACAGGGAAGTCTCCAGAACCTTCAGCATAAGTTAGACGAATATTCGTCATAACACGCTTACCATTCAATTCTTCCTCATGATACTTACCATGACCTCCTTTTGGAGATATGACAACTTCGATTGCACCAGTTGCAGTTGCACCTGTTGCTACAGCAGATGAAAGTCCAGCATCACTGAATAGATTACCGTTACCTAGTAAAACATTACCGTAACTATATCCTGTTCCAGCAACCTGAATCTCAGAAGATGTGATAGTTCCAGAACCGTCTGTTGCAAACTTAACGACTCCACTTGCACCATCACCTTTAATAGCAGTATAAAGTGTTTGAGAAGCAGGGAGGTTTGCTCCACCATTCTCAATTAAAGCTACATGTACAGCACCGTCAACAGCAGCACCAGTTACGGCAGTACGTGTTGCATCGGCAGGAAGTACGATAGGCATGAAGTCAGAAGATAAGAACTTCAGAACATCATCCGTTGGAATCGTGTACATATACTTCCAAATGTATCCAGCACCAGTACTCTCTGTATAAAGACCTGAACCAGATGCATAGTTACCACCAGTTGTAGAAGGCTCTTCAGTAGCATTCTGTCCAGTAGCGTTTCCAGGATTCTCTCCATTATAGAGACACTTGAATACTTCATATGAAGAGTTCATAACATAGAACTTGGCATCAGCAATAG